CATAACATATGATCAACATCCATTGATTGCATGTGTCGATTTATTCTCATGGGGATTCAGAGGACTCAACTTTCATTGGCAAAAATATAGAAATTATACATGGTCGGAACTTGCAGGACAACTATACATAGTTGAATATGAGGAGTTAGATGAATTGTTGTCATTACAATATGGAAAATTCTTGCTAAATAACTAAATAAGGAGAACTCCAAGTTCATCAACTATGTCGCAAATAGGGTTAAAAGGTAAAGATAAAGGTTTTTTTCAGTTTGCAAATCCTGATGGAACACTTGATAAATTAATTGATGGGAAAAAATACTTTCCTGTTTTAAATACAAAAACAAATAAAATTGAACTTAGATCTAATAAAAATATATTTGCTGATGGTGGTTTACCTGGAACACATAAATGGGGAGAACTTGATGCATCAACAGGAAAATGGACTCCTAGCGTAGACTTTCTTGATCCAGGTAGAAGACTCATGGAAAAGAGAATTAATTCGTACATGGCATCGGATGAAGCTCAAAAACAACTTGTAAATAATGCAAAAAATAATTCTGTAAAAGTATTAATGGAGGATGGTAAATCATATGCAGAGGCAGAAGCAGAAGTAAGAAAGACAATTAATAATTCAGATGCAAGCACAGATCCAAATGATGCAAATGATACTCAACCAGCAGTTGCTGATGAAAGTCCAGAGGCTTTACTAGGTGCAAAAGGTAGAGATAGATTTCCAGATTTAGTATATCCTCTTACTCGTAATGAAGATCAAGATTTTATAAAATTTGCAGTTAGAGAATTTAAACCAAGAAAATTTAACAATCAAACAGCAGGAGTTCTACAAGAAAGATCAAGAAATGCAGTAGATAAAATTAGCAAAGGATCTGTTATTTTACCTATGCCAGCAGGAGGAATTAGAGATTCTAATAATTGCGACTGGGGAAATGCAAAATTAAATCCACTGGAAGCATTAGGAGCACAAACAACATTAGCAGCACTAGGTCAAGAAAAAGGTGCATTGGGATCTATACTAGGTGATATAGGTAAAGCAGCACAAGGTGCAGGTGCTGTCACTGCATCAAAAGCATTAATAGCAGGTGCAGCAGCTGGGTCAAGTGCTCAACAAATTTTACAAAGAACTGAAGGTGCTGTTCTTAATCCAAATGTAGAACTGTTGTTTAATGCTCCACAGTTAAGATCTTTCCAATTTGACTTTAGTTTATCTCCTAGAAGTGCTGATGAAGCAGGAACAATCAGACAAATAATCAGATTATTTAAACAAGCAATGGCTGCAAGAAGAACTGAGAGAGGTGTATTTTTAAAAGCACCTTTAGTATTTGAGTTATCATACATAAATAATCAAATAAATTTGAATAGATTTAAAGAGTGTGCTCTTACTACATTTAATACGAATTACACTCCAAACGGTGCTTATTCAACATACTCCGATGGCACTATGACTCAGTATAATATATCAATGACATTTAGTGAACTTGATCCAATCTTTAATGATGACTATGACACACTTGATGATGGTCAGCAAGATACAGCAGGTATAGGTTTCTAATATGTCAAACTATTTTAGAAAAATTCCAAACTTTGAATATGTAAGCAGATTGCCTAATGCAAGTATAGGTGATTATATGCCAGTGAAAAATTTATTTAAAAGAAGTGTACTAAGAAATGATATCTTTAAAGATTTAACATTTTTTACAAAGTTCAAAATTAAAGGAGACGATAGGCCTGATAATGTTGCCTTTGAATTTTACAACGATTCTAATTTGGATTGGTTAGTTTTAACTTGTAATAATATTGTGAATATTCAGTCAGAATGGCCAATGACTCAACAAGGATTTGATAAGTATCTATTTGGAAAATATACAAAATTTGGAGATACTGAAGAGGAAACATACAATACGATTTACAATAATGTTCATCATTATGAGACTTTACAGGTAAAATCTACAAGTGGAGTTGAAATTTTAAAAGCAGGACTAACAGTTGCTCCAGAATATAGTTTAACATATTATGATTACTTTACCTCTGGTTACATCACATTAGCTAAAGCAGATGATGAAGTATATAATAAATTATTAGTTACTCCTGTTACAAATTATGAGTATGAAGAAAAAATAGAGGAAGAAAAAAGAAATATATTCCTATTAAAACCAGATTATACATTATTAGTAATAGATGATCTAGAAGATATGATGAAATATAAAAAGGGTTCTACTGAATATATCAGTAAAACCCTCAAGAGAGCAGAAAATATTAGATTATATCAATAACTACTCTTCAGCTAACTTCTGAAAATACTTCAGTGCATCATCCTCATCTGAGGAACTAGATGAAACTGCTGCTGCTACAGTCTCTTCTGCTTTACGAGCATTAAAGTCTGGTGCATAAGAACCACGACTGTTATCCTCATCTGCAACTTCTTCATCGAATACACGACGTGTTGGTTGCTTGTTACCTAGAACATAATCCAAACGCTTCTTCAAATCTTCATATGATTTGAACTGGTCTGGTGCAGTTACAGCAGCAAGTGAATACTGCTTCTTCCATAATGCTTCTAATGCATCATCATCATCTAGTACAGGAGATACCTTATCGAACTCTGACTTATCATAGTTCCAGTAACCATCCTTCTTCACAATCTTCAACTTGAAGTTAGCACCTTGCCAGAAGTCAAAAGGATTGATTGGTGTTTCATCCTCAAACTCTGGTTGCATTGCTTCCATTACTTTGTCAAAGATCTTCTTACCGAACTTATAAAGGAATATTCCACCCTCATTTTGAGGATTGGTAGGATCTTTTACAACATAAATGTTTGCATAGTAAGAGAGCTTACGCTTCTGCTTACGCACTGTGTCCTTATCGGACTCATTACCACTGTTCCAGAGTTCACGATTGTGCTCTGAGACTGGATCCTTGCCACCAGTTGTGGTCAAAGAATTCTCAATATACCAACCACCTGGTCCTTGGAATGCATGTGAATAAACCTTTGCCCAAGGAATATCTTCACCTTCTGGTGCTGGTAAGAAACGGATAACGGCATAACCATTACCTGCTTTATCTAATTCTGGTTTCCATAGACGGTCATCGCCTGAACCACCAGTATTATTCATCTTCTCCACTTCTTTAACTAGTTTAGATGTTAAAGATCCTAGAGAGGACTGCTTTTTTAGGTCTTTGAAAGACATTGATTACCTCTGATTTGTTAGATTTGGCTTGTGTGTTTTTTTAGTATAGATGGATTAGTCGAATTTGTCAAATTCTTTTTTCATAACCTCAACCATCTGATTCATATTATCAAATACTATATTCATGTCAACATTTTTTGGCAACCCAAACATCTCAGTAGAACTAACAATTCCTTGTTTCATCTCCTGTGCTTCGGGATCATCAGACAAACTCAATCTTGTATATAATATTCTTTGTTTGTCGATAAGTTTTTGCAAAAGATCGACATGATATTTCTTATCTTCCATCTTCATAGTAGGAAACTTAAAAGCATTACTGTAAACCTCCTGCTGGAGTTCTCCAATATGTGCTAATTCAGCTCTTACTACTTCGGATTCAAAGAAACTCATTCTTCCTCGTCAGAAACAACTTCTGTTTCGGTAACATCACTTTCAACTTTACTTTGTTCAATCTGTTCTAGAACATCAATTGCTCCAAGAACTTTTTGATAAGTACCACGAAGTGTTTCAAGATTTTCTTCTAATTGAGTTTTTTGCTCTCTTAGATTCTTTAAAACTTCTGCATTTTCAAGTGCCATGAATAATAATCTCCTTTAGAATTTTTTTGTAACGGGGTGTGTCTATATTTAGGAAGGGTTCATACTTCTTAATTTTCTTGCTGACGGTTTCCCACACTGGGTCAGCTAACTTCTGATCGAAGTCTTTTTTGTACTCAAATATTCTATCACATATTACCATAGTTTCCAAGGATATATCTCCTTTCAGATGCCTCTTTAACAAGGGTGGATGCCCCTTAGAGCAATCAAATACTCTATCTATATTCTTATCATCAAAGAGATCATTCGCTTCCTCCTTAAAGGTATATGACATTGATTGAACTTTCTTCTTCCAATCAACATATCTAGCTTCTCCATTCTTTATCATCTCTCCAATCCACATAGTGCT